CGGATGGAAGGTTGGTATCAACCAACTTGCCGTCAGGACCAATCTCCTGTAGAAGTTCGCTGGCAAAATACCAGCTGCGCGGAGTGGCAAACGCATATCCGTCAATGCTGGGATTAAAATGGTTGAGATCTGCAGGCTGGAAGCTGATATAACCCACGATATCCTTGTGGACACGATTGAGTGTGGCCCACTCCTTCCAGTCGTCGACATCAACTTCAAGGGTAAGATGCGTGAAACGATTGGCCAGTGGCATTGGCATGTTGTATGCAACACCCTTGTCCTTGACCCGGTTGCCAGCAGCCACAATGACCGCTTCTTCGGGCAGCTGGTAATTGCCAATGCGACGGTTAAGGATGATCTGATATGTTGCTGCCTGCACGCTGGGAGGTGCTGCGCTCATTTCGTCAAAAAACACCAGTGCGCGGCTGGCTTCGTCGGTTGGTAGATCGCTTGGCGTGCTCCAACGGAATTCCTTGTCAGTCAGCGGCACGTTCTGCTCGTCACGAACAAGATTACCATTGCTATCGTAAACCTTGACCTCGGCCAGATATGGAATACCGCGGATATCAGTGGGTTCCATGAGCGGAAGGCGGATATCAATCAGCGGACGGTTCTGTTCGCGAGCAACTTCTGCGACCAGTTCGCTCTTACCAATACCAGGCTGACCCCAAATGAACAGTGGACGCTTACGCGCAATGCTGTGCTGGATAGCCAGCTTTAGGCGGCTGGGATTGACCGTGCTAACTTCTAGCACCTTGTTACGTGTTGCAGTTGCCATACTATTTGCTCCTTGTAATAACTTGTTGATACCGCACTTATATGACACATACGCTGCCGTGTCAACGGTTATTTTAGGTAAAAATCAACAAATCTGCGTATGCTGCCGTCAAACATCTGCATTTCAAAATGCACACCTGCATTCCACACATACACATGCCTACCTCGATTGTACCAAGGGCTTTGGATGATCTTGCCCATGTTCAAAAGTATGCGCCCGTTAATGAGCGCATTGTCGTCATGGGCAAGGGTATAGGATTGGCACACTGACACCATGGCAACCGCACCCCAACTGGTTAGCTGCCAACTGTTTTTCATGAAAAGCGTGCGAATGAGTCCATCAATGCTATCCGGTATCATTCCTGTATGATGGTGTTTCCACGTTTCAATGACACGGGCATCGTCAAGCAACATGGATAGCAATTCTTCTCTTGTCTGCCACCCCTCTGGCAACAAACTGAGATCTTTAGGGATTTTCTTGTATAATCTCGCCATTCTTCAAAAGATAGACTTTAAAGCGGTCCGTTTTGAACATGGCATTAAGCTTTTCAGCCAGGTTATGGGCATGCCCGGGGTTGGCAAAACTAACCTTACGGTACTTAGGTCCGGGATAATCCAACAGTTTGTTTAAGCTTCTAAGATTAATCGGCTGATCATCCAAGAAGACCGCGTAAATACCTTCGGCCATCAGTACCTGCTCACTTTTATAGGTCTTTGGGTCAGTATGATCCAGCAATATGGTAGGTTTTGGACGGCTCATGGGTTCGTTCTCCATGAATATTTAGTCCAAGCGGTTAATTGCCTTGCCAGTCAACCAATATGCCTTCCCATTCATCTGGTGTCCATTCCCGCATCACGGCACGTATTTTTCCATAGACATAGCCCCATGTTTCGTTGTCAAATGACATTTTAGGATCATGCGCATTTAAATCTACCACCTCTAATAACTGGTGCGACGTGTGGCTTACATATTGGTCGGGAAAACAAACTGCTATCATAATGGTCTTGGCCAGTTGATGCGGTAGGACCAATCCACCAACACACACAAAGCGTTTGCTGCCGATCTCAACATCGCATCGGCTGCCACTGAGCTGGCTGAACACCCGCATTTCTTCCAATTTGTCAGGAATGGCTGAAATATCCGTTGCCACTTTTAGGAAAAACTCCCACCTGACAGCTCAATTTCTGAGCGATCGGCCAGCAACTGATCTTGCAATTCTATTACCTTGGCACTGAGACCGTTTACATTGGCCAGAACAAGGGCGATGGCCGTGCTAAGTTCTTCTGCATCCTGCATGGTCAGGCGTATTTCCTTGCTGTTGTAATTACGGGCCGTTTGATATTTTTTTATAAAAACTTCCAGTGCAGCGGTGCTCATAACTGAATTTCCTTGTTTTTTTGTGATATTTGATGCAACATTTCCAGCCTGGTTGTATACGGACCGATGTTATCGTACTCTGCTAGGGTAGCCAATCGTGGACAAAATGCATGTGTCCATCCTTGCTGGAATTTCAATGCCCAATACCCTGCTGCATATCTTTCCTTGGTACGCTCGGTTTTGGTATAGCTAGGAAACGGTTCCAGGTCTACATTTGAATAGGATGAATGCTTGATTGGATAGCCATTGATATCTCCTGAGACCGGTTCCTTGGTAAGTACTGTAATCTCCTCAATTGTAATCTTACTGCCCAGATGTTTTTCTAATGCAGATATGCTTTCATATGATTTTGGTTCAATCTTTCCAATTACGGTGATTTTGCCATCAATCTCATTTACAAGCCCAAGGCGATCCCCATCTGCCAACAACAACCAACTGTTATCTCCCAGCGGCTTAAGGCTATATTTTGCTGCCATTTTCTTATTGTCTCCTAATCCAAATCCTGCGCGGCAGACGATAACAAGGTCCCGGCGTATACCGAACTGAAACACGGGCTATATTCTGCGCTGGTTTTTTCAATCTTAACCAACCCGTGCCGATTGCAAAACTTGATCAGTGCTAGACCGACCTGCCGCCGGGGATCCGTTACGATGCTGGTCCTTACCGTTTCATCAAACTTCTCAGCTAGATCAGCAGGTTGCTGTTGAAGATCAATCAGCAAACGATTTCGATCATAGTCGTCCTTGACCCTGTGTTCAACGCCTTCGTGATCCGTCCATTTGCTCAGCATTAAATTGTTCCAGGCAAATCCTTTGTTATGACGATCTTCGTATGCATCCTGTAGCTTTTTCGTGCGCACACCAGGGAATGCACTCATCACGTTGTCGCCATCGTCTCCCCGCATGCACTTTTCAAACAGAAGCCATTCAGGATTTGGAACAGCTAAGTCAACACCATGTTTGTTTTTGGCAATCTTACCATCTTTATCAAAAATTCCATTTTTGGTCAGCAACAACCCTGAAATTCCATTGTAGATCATCACATTATCAGCAATCAATTGCTGGAAGTCACTGTCACTGCTGATGACCACATGTGTGTCGTTTGGATGTAAACCAATCCAACGTGCGACCATATCGTCTGCTTCAGCTTCTGGATGGCGAAGAACCGTGCAGTTGGTTGCTTTGCTAACAAACTGCACAAACTCGTCCATGACTTCAAAGAAAATGGTATCTTCTTCAACTTCTCTAGGAGAGCGCTTGTTTGCAGCTACTTTTCTATTGGCCTTATAAGGTGCATAGACATTTTTCCTCCAGCTGCGACCTTCCAAACAAAATACCGTGTGGGCAGCATCAAATTGGTTCCATACCTTTTTGATGCTGCTGAAGATAATGTGCAGGGCCAACGCCAGTTGCTGTTCGGTGTCTGGGGCTTTAACACCGTGACGCACACGCATGAATAAATTTTGGGTATCGATTATGATGTAAGTCTGTGACATGTTTGATCCGATCAGATTGCTATAATTTATTATAGCGTTGGTTAGATCGTAGTCAAGCTTAAATCATTCGTCGCCATCGTCCGTTAAATCTGCCCTGCGTGTTGGCGTAACCAATTCGGCTTCCATACCATTGATTTCTTCAATGATGCTGATACAAATGTCGTTCAACCACTTGTTGATAACGTCGTCTTCGGTACCTTCGTATCCATTTGCAAGGAGATTTTTATAAAAATAATCATTATAATCAAGCTGAAAATAAGTCCTATTACTGACAGCAGGGTCCCAATTAATGGTTGGCATGCTTACCCAAGGCTCTTCGAGTAAGTCAGCCTTTTTACGATCATATTCCAGTTGCGTGATCTTTTTATGTTCTAGATCTATGTCTAGCTTGGCAATGGCGGCGAGCGTGTCATCATGATTATTTTCTATATCAGCTAGCTTTTGCCGGTATTCATAATCCGTGAGATAACCGTGTTTGAGATCTAGGTCCAGCTTGCCTCGGGCCATGGCTGCGCTATCATCACCATGATTGATTTCTAGCAGCCTAACGTCCAGCTCGTAGGGCGTTGAGCTTTCATATTCTGCTTTGGCAATCTCGCGAGTTTTGCCCTTTAATCCCCAGTGACCGGGCCAAAATCCAAAAGGTAACAATGGTTTATGCATGCGTATATTCTCCTTAGGCCAGACTTGCATAGAGATGGATCTGTAAATTCAAGATCAATCCGTGTTTTGCACAGAATCTAGCAGTGTATTCATGATTTTTCTGGTTCTCAGGCATGTTCAGCAATCCTTCTTCCCAAAAGGAAATTACCTCGTCGACCGTGCTGCGCTCTGCCAAGGTAATCTGGTTGGTATTTGCCCGTAGCTGCTTGCTTTTTTGTGGCTCAGAATTATAAATGTTCATCGGACTAACAAACACAGGGTTTGAAGTTTGTTGACGCCATGCCAGCGCCCAGTCTGGTACCACACTGTACGGCGACTCAGCATCCGCGCTCATCACGAATTTGAGGCAGTTGGCGCGGGCCAGCATCTCTGGTCTTGGCTCCAGATATTTGATTGCCACACCGTGTTTTTCACTGCACTTGGGGCTTACTACCAATGTGGTTTCTGCGGGAATGTTTTGCACAATGGTACCATTGCTCTCGATCTGAGTCTTGTCAAATCGTTTGTTCATATACTCCAGGAAGGGCACAAGATTCTTTTGCAGCATGGGCTCGCCACC